TAACAATGGTTTGATGGCATCAAACATTTACCTTCTCCTATATTTTCAAGTCCTTGATCAAGCGAGTTACCTGCTCTTTCAAGTACTTCTGCACACGCTGGTCTTGACCAGCTTCGCCTGCTATTTCCAAAACACGATGTCCATGACTCATGTTCATAAGACCTTCGTAAATTGCTTTTGGATATGCATTAGGTGCTGACGGTTGTGCTACCACGTCAACAGTAATGATTTCGAAATCACTAACCTGTCCACTACCTTCGTTCACGTTGCCTGAACCACGTGAACTCACGCCCAGCTTCACGCCACTTTCCAGCATGGTTTTAACTAGGTTGCCCATTGGAGTTGGTAGGATTTTTAACTTGCCATAACCAGCGTGTCCATCCATCCACATGTCTGTGATCATATGGCTTACGCGGTCAAGATTGATCTTTAGGTCGTCTGGATGATCTACTTCGCCCAGCACACTGTGACCTGTTTTGATTTGCTCGTTAATTTGGCTTACAGCTTTTTGAATCTCTGAGATAGGATACACACGTTGGTTGGCGTTCTTCACACCACCCTCAATGCATATCCCCTTCAGATAAAGATTTTTACCTTTACCATCTGACGCTTCCTCGGTCAGTACTTCTAACCGGGCTGCGTCAAATGTAAGATTTTCTCTTAGGTACAAAGCCATATTATTGTGCCTATTACTTCTTACCAGATTCAATACTGGTCTTGTTTACGCCACCTTCTTCGCCTTTGCTTGCGCTCTGCTTGTTGGTGTAACCTTTGGTCTTGCTGTTGATACGGTTTTCTACGTCACCGATCAGATCAGGACCTTTTTTCACAAACCCGCCAACTTTACCTTTTGGGCTTGTGCCGTCTGGTGCTTGCTCGCTACCACCTTTAACGATGTTAGCTGCTGTGCCACCCATGTCGTTCTTGCCAGCTACAATGTGATTTTTGTTAACACTCACACTGCCGCCTTTACCAACTTCGTGGCCCTCTGCGCCGCCTTTTTTCTCAGCACCGTGACCATCGCTGACTTTCTCAACGTATTCGCGAATTTGATCAGCTGCGGACATGTTACGACGTGCCTCAGCTACTTCTTCTTCGTCTTCTTCGTCTTCTTCGTCTTCCTCTTCGTCGTCTTCAGCTTCCATCATGCTGTTCATTTGCATAGGATCTTCGTCGTCGTCGCCGCCCATGTCCATGTCGCCGTTCTCTTCTTCGCCAGCTTCATCTGCCATGAGTGCATCAAACTCAGCTTTGAGCTCGTCTAGTGCAGATTCTAGATCCATCACGCGATCTTCAAGTTCTTCTTCGCCGCCGATGTCAGCATGGTGATCATCGCCCATGTCGTCATCAGAATCCATATCCATGTCCATATCCATGTCCATGTCGTCATCTTCTGCTTCTTGCATGCCTTCTTCGTCAGCACTAACTTCGTCTACCATGTCTTCAACAGCATGTCCGCCTAGTTCTTCAGAATACTGTTCTTCGTCCATGAGATTCTCATAGATGCTGCGACTTTTTTCTACTACGATATCGTGAAAAAGAGCGCGAGCTTTGTCTTGCTCATCATTCACAATATATTCAATTAACTTTTCATACTTGTTCATAGGAACTCCTTGTAATATGGCTTGTAAGATTATTTACATAATCTTTAAATATTTGGTGAAATAAACGTGTTTTTTGAGGTATTTTGACGTATAACTATATACCGCCAGCTGCTGCAGGGGCTTCTGCAGAGGGTGCTTTGTACTGTTTGTTGACTTTTTTCAACTTTTCTTCATGCTCAACCTTGCGAACATCATGCATCACACGCATGCGATTTATCTGTTCTAAGCTGAGCCTAGTCTTGCGCAAGTCCTGTAATTTCATCACAGATTTGTCTTGTTTTTCTGTATAACGTCCCGGTGTCTCTGGATCAAATAGTTCAAATATGTTCATGATACTTTATTTACCCAAAAATTAAATTCCTGGGGGCGGGACAGCTGGTGCTCCACCCATTGGGCTGGCAACTCCTGGCTCTGGGGCTACTCCGACCCCAGCACCTGCTTCGTCGCCTTCTGCAGGAGGAGCCAGTGTGTCCATGTCTCCTTGTATACTACCTGGGCTCACGCCTACACTGCGTAGTCCAGCTGGATCTGCTGGCGCTGCATCCACATCGCCTTGTTCTTCTGCCCACATGCGCTCGTTTTCTGCCATTTCAGATTCACTGAGTCCTAAGAAGCGTGTCATTAAGAAACGCTTGCTCATGTAAGGATACTGTTCTAGCTGCGTGAATGTGTTGATACGTGCGATATCCACTTCAGCTTGACGATACTGTGCAAAGTTCTGTGGCGGATAGAACATCAGTTCAAACAGCTGATTGTCTATGTTTACACCGCGCCAGCGCATGAACAGTTTGAATTCTTTGTCTAAATATTCGCTCACACTCTTTTGTAAACGCAAACAATACTGGTTAAAACGCCATTCCTGAATCAAGGCTGTGCCCACTTTACCATCTGTGAAGCTGCCACTAGAACCATCATCTAGACCAGTAGGAAGGTAACTGCTAGGAATACGCAAGCCGCGGAACAGCTTGTTGGTGAAAAAATGTAAGTCTGTGATTTCGCCTAGATTCTGTCCACCTTGCAGTGTTTCCACTGTGCTGCCACGACCATCTGCTGTGGTTGGAAAAAAGTAATCTTCGTTTTGACTCAGTGGGTTATAAGTGGCATCCATCATGTTGGCGCCGCCACCTGTGCTGGTTGGAATACGACGCTGATGCACTTCGTTCTTGATACGCTCTACAAATGCCATGGCCATGTGGCTGGGCATGTTGCCCACGTCAATCTTAAAGATTCTGCGTTCAGGTGCACGTTGCACACGATAGATAATGATAGCATCTTCCAACAGTTCTTTCTGTTTGAATACTTTAAAAACGTTTTCCAGCACACTGCTGCCAAAAGGCCAATACACATCCAGTCCTTCAGTAAGACTCATGTGTACAATGTGTTCTGCATTGATAGCTGCTTCGTTCTGAGCTCGTGCAAATCTACTGCCTCCGCTGAACGGAGCATTGGGCTGCACGTAGCTGCCGCTGGGTCCACCCACCTGTGGATGATTGATATAGGTGTCTGTGGCCGCAACCTGTGTGGCGCTGAGATTTTGAAAGTTAATGTTTAGATCTTTGATCAGATACTGCTCAGGTTCTTTGCCTTCACTTTCGTTCACAATGATCTTGGTAACTTTGGTCATTTCAATCCAAAACAGTTTGAATGTTTCTGGATCACGAATAAACACTTGATCGCCGTACTTGATAACGTTTCTAAAAATCTTAAAAATTCTTTTGTTCAGTTCGTTTAAACTTACCCATTGCTGTAACTGCTCTTTGATGATTTTGATTTCGTTGTCAGTTGGCGACTCTCTAAAATGCAAATCAAACGGCAAGTTGCTGTCTTCGTCCAACTGAGTGCTGAACTCAGCAATGATATCTAGTGCTGCATTCACTTCTGAATCCATGTCCATTTGCTCGTACTGATTGTATCGTTCAACACGGTTTGGATGTCCAATGTACACTTCTGGTAGATTACTCTGCCAGTTACGATAGCCAGGTTCAGCCAAACGTCCAGAAATTGGACTGATATTCTGCGGAAGATTTACACCTTTAAAGTATTTGCGCCAGGTCATTTGTGTCTTTCTATGTTACATATTTACTATCATTTAGTGTTGTTGGCTGTCTTTCTTCCATAGCCAGCAGTGGCTTCTGTGGCTGACACAATGCTGTCTAATCTGTTTATTGCAGCTTTTACTAGAGATTCTAGATTTTTTTGATTGTTGATCAAAAGATCATTTGCATACTTGGTATTCACTGCCACAGTTTCCATTACATTGGATTTTTCTGCTGCTGTCAACGCCTGTTTAGTTGGAACTCCTGCTGTGCTAGGAGTAGCTGGTTTTGGTGGCGGTGAACTGGTTGGAGTGCCTTTTGTTGCCTGAGGTACAGATGGTGTAGCTGGCCGCTTGTCATCAGTGGGTGATGCATATGCTCGTCCAAATTCGCTAGGAGGATTTTTAAGCATGTTTAAAACATCTTGTTGAAGATGTTTGGGTACTGCGCTGATATCCTGTTTGCCTTTGTATATAGAATAGGCATAATCGCGTATTAGTTTGGGATCTTTTTTCAGATCGGGTGCTGACGGTGTCCCAGCTGGTCTAGCTGCCTCAGTAACTGCGGCTGCGGCTGAAGGTGTTCTTGTGGTCTGCGGTTGTGTTTCTTCGCCGTAGCCAAGTTTTGATGCTAGCCAACTTTTAGCATCCTTCCATTTTTCTCCAATGCTTTGCATCAGGCCATCAGTAAGACTGCCTACTGTTTTAAACGTGGTTTTTAAATTGTCATATAGTTTAGGAAATTCAGCTTTGAAAGCGGCCTGTGTGTCTGTAAGCAAGCCTTTGGCTGTTTTGGCAGCATCAGCGAAACCAGACTTAAACGAAGCCACAGCAGATGCCAGTTTAGGGTGCTCTGCCAAAAATTCTTTTGTGGAATTTTTCACCCAGTTACTGGCTTCCGCCCATTTTTCACTGGTATATGCTCCTGCGCTTTTCCACAAATCTTTTGCTGCTTTGGCTGTGGAGTCCCACATCTGACCCAACTGCTTTCCAGTTTCTGCGGTCCAACTGCTGATGTCGTCGCCAAACTGCTGCCATACCCCAATACCTGCACCCACCGCGCCGCCAATAGCACCACCAATGGCAGTGCCTACTCCAGGTATGATACTGCCAATCATCATGCCTATACCAGCAAACTCAGCAGCTTTACCTGCTACCATAGCAGCTTTGCCAGCACCTTCATGCCCTTGTTCTTTTAGATATTCACCTAGTGCTTCTGTGCCCATGCCAACCGCGGAAGTGATCAAGCCAGGCCCAAGAGCTTTGACCATGCCTAGACCTTTGCCTGCTATGTTTGCAAATCGTCCACCTTTGCTGGCTGCATTTGCTTTGGATGTTTTTTCCATCATTTCATAGTCAAGCTCTTGCCTGGTCTTGGGTCTAGCTTCAGGTGTTTCTCCGCGACCAGGAAATCCTTTTGGCAATGACTTAATGGCATTGAACAATTTGTCTTTTAGTTTGTCTGGTACAAATTGCATGATCAGCGTTAATGCGGTAACTGCTGCAATAATTTCAGGTAACCATTTGGCTAGTCCAGCCAGTGGTCCACCGGCCCCAGCACCTTTACCATCCAGTGCATCCATTGCATCTTGAAATGCCTTGGTCATGGCTGCGCTTAATGCAGGTAACTTGTCTATGACTTTTTCTTGTAGAAGTTTAGCTGCAATAGCACCTTTTTCCACTGCCTCTAACAGTATGGTAGTAGGGTCTTTACCGGCGGCCTCTTTGCCTTTGTCTGCAAGATTTTGAACATTTGTGGCTGCTTCTTTGAGATTAACATTAATCAATGCAGCTGATTCTTCTAGTGCAGTAGAAGATCTTTGTGACACCCCGTCAAATACACCCAACGCCGCGTTGGCCTTGCCAAGTGTTTGACCCATGGCCACATAACCATCTGTTTCCTCTTTGGCAAACTTCTGTGCAGTTGCTTTTGCTTGATATGTAGATGCAGTACCGTCTTTCAGTGCTTGTGCATTTTCTTTTACAATCTTTCTAAAACCAGAGTTCAAGGTCATTTGTATAGCAAGATCCTTGTCTCGCACAGTGCCAAACACCAGCATTTCATAGGCAGCTTTGCGTTGACTTTCGGTCATGCCTTTCATTTGTTGTTGAAACTGTTTGTATCTCTCAGGATCTTGTTGTGCCATTTTGGTCAATGCAGCATTAACAGCAAACTTTCTCTGTTCCTCCTGAATAGTCTTGCGCTTGGCTTTCATGTCCTCACCGGCTACTTCTGCTACCAGTCTTAGATTTTTAGCCATTTCTATTGTGGCTTGGGCAACTTCTTTTTCGTTGACTTTTCTACCACCGCGACTCATTTCAGCGGCAGTTTCTGCTGCTAGTTCAGCTTGTTCTTGATAACTGTAGCCTAGTGCCAGCAACTGTCTGTCTGCTCT